GTTGCGGTACTGGAGACTGAGCTGCAACTAAAAATGGCAAGCCCTGTTGATACTGGCAGATTCCGCGCAAGTTGGACCACAGGCGAAAACACTGCCGGCTCATATGACGGAGGCGAGCAGCAGCCTGCTACCGGCCAATACCGAGACGCTACAAATCCTCCTAAAGATCCAAGCCTTGAGCGCCGCATTACCATTGGCTACCAAGCTGGCCAAGAGCGAATCGGCAACATCTACTCAGTCCACAACAACCTGCCGTATGCAGAACCTCTTGCCAATGGCAGCAGCAAGCAGGCGCCGGCAGGCTGGGTGCAAGGCATCGCTAAAGACATCCAAGGCTTTGTGCGCGTCAACGCTGACCGCATCGGGAGGGAATCATGAGCAGCACCTACAACGACGTCCGCGCTGCCATTGAAGGCCGCATCGCCACCGAGATGGCCATTGCACCGGCATACCCGGTCAGCTATCAGAACGTGCCATTCACGCCACCCAATAACACGCCATGGGTGCAGGTGTTCATTCGCTTTGGCGATAACAGCTACGCCACGCTGACTAGCTTCAACCGCCAGACTGGCACGCTGGTGATCAATGTCTTTACGCCGCAGGGTCAAGGCACTGCTGCTAATTTCACCATTGCAGAGCGGCTAAAGGATTTGTTTGATCGCGCCAAGTTTTCAAGCATTATCTTTGATGCAGCTTCAGGGCCGGCGCAAGTAACGCCAGCAGCCCCTGAGCCTTACTTTCAAACCCAACTAACTGCTACGTTTGAAGCGTATCTAGACTGAATCTAGCCACTACCGTTCACAACATGGCTGTTACTGTTTTGTCCGGTACGTCCGGCGCTCTCTACTACAAACCCGCTGGCACCAACGGCAACTTCCCTGAATCCGGCGTCAATGCCAGCACTGATGTCATCACCGTTCAGCCGTACCTGAACTTCAAGGCTGGTGATCCGGTCAAGTTCCGAGTTATCAACAGCCAGACTGGCGGATCTGGATCCGGCACGCTGCCGTCTCCCATTGATGCAGCTACCACCTACTACGTGTTGAGCTACACCGCAGCCACTGGTGCGTTGACCGTATCCACCGCTGCTGGCGGTACCATCCTCGCCATCACCGACGACGGCACAGCCGTGGCACCTAACGAGTTCGAGGTGTACTACGCCGACTATGCCGCCGTTGGCCAAGTGCAGTCATGGTCGTTTGAGATCAGCCGCGCTGAGATCGACGTAACCACCATCGGCCAAACCGCTGGCCAGTATGCGCCTTTCCGCGCTTACATTCCTGGCTTCGCCGACGGCAACGGCACTGCAACGATCTACGTCACCAACGAGGACGCTGCGCTGTCCAATCGCATGGTAGAAGACGTGCTGCAGCGCCAGCAGGTTGGATGCGGCTTCAAGCTGTACACCGACAAGCAAGGCACTGAGGCGCTTAGCCGTAGCATTGCCATGGATGCCGTGCTGCTCACCGCCAGCCTGAATATCAACCCTGATGACGCTCAGCAAGTGGAAATCACTTTCCGCCCTGCTGGTGCACCTACTTTTGACTTCAGCACTTCTGCTTGATAGTTGAACGGCCCCGGCTTATGCTGGGGCCACCCACATCTATTGCATGGCATCATCTGCGCTGGCACGGCTCAAAAAAGCGGCCAATCTTCAGCCAATTAAGCGTGTTGTAACACTCAACGATGGATCTACGTTTGAGTTTTATGCCACGGCTTTGACCATGGCAGAACGTGAGCGCGCGCAGAAGATGCCAGGTGGCGATGACCCCAATGGTTTTGCGTTGAATCTGCTGGTAACCAAAGCATCCGACGATGCCGGCCAGCGGTTGTTTCAGGCTGGCGAAATTGCTGAGCTGAAAAACGATGTGCTTGACAGTGACCTGCAAGCCATGATGCTCGCCATCATCACCAACCCAGAAGAGCAGAAAGATACCGACATGAAAAGCGGTAAAGGCTGAACTCAAAAAGGACAACCTACTACTGCTGCAGCTTGGTGTGGCGAAAGAGTTGGGCTATTCATTGGCTCGGCTCAATGCGGAGGTGACAATGGAGGAGCTGCTGATATGGTCTGCTTATTTTGATTTGACAAACGAAGAACAAGAACGCCGCATGAAACGACGCCGGTAGACTGGCTTTAACGCAAGGACTTAGCCGTGTCTGTCGTCGCCAACGTTGCTATCAATGTTGATAGCCGTGGCGCTACGCAAAAACTGCGTGAGGTTCAGAATCAGGCGCAGCAAACTGAACGGGCGTTTGGTGGCATCACTGCCGCTACCGGCAAATTGGCAATTGCTTTTGGCGCAATACAAGCCGCAAAATTTATTTTTGTTAAAACGGCAGAACTAGAAAGCCAAACCAAAAGTCTTGAGGTGTTGACTGGAAGCGCGGAAAAAGCCGGTCAAATAATTAAAGAACTTCAACAGCTTGGTGCAGTAACACCTTTTACTAGTACCGAGTTGATTGATTCGGCAAAACGTTTGCAAGCGTTTGGAGTTGAAGCTGACAAGGTTGTAGAAACAACCAAGCGCCTTGCGGATGTTTCTGGTGCGACTGGGGCGGAACTCCAAGGTTTAGTTACTGCGTACGGACAAGTTCAAGCCAAAGGCAGATTGCAAGGAGAGGAATTACTTCAATTCCAAGAGCGTGGTGTCGCGTTGCAAGAAGAATTGCGGAAGATGTATGGCCTGTCTGGGGAAGAACTTCAAAGAGCACTCAGCAAAGGACGAATTAGCGCTGAAGCAGTTGAGGTTGCGATTATTCGCTTGACGGATGTAGGCGGCAAATACGCAAATGGCGCCATTGCGCAAAGCGATACTTTGTCTGGCAAATGGAGCACCTTAGTTGATGGCGTCGAGGCACTAGCTAAAACAATAGGCAATACGCTTAAACCAGCGCTAAAAGAAATTTTTAATCTTGCCATTGCCGTCGTAGATCAAGTCAACAAGGCGCTTGGAGGTCCCGAGTATAAGCAAGCAAACGATCAGCTCTTTAATACACGAGCGCGAATAAAAGAACTTAAAGAAGAAATAAGCGCGGCGGAAAAGGCCGGTGTTGGCTTGGCTGCAGGAATGCAGGTAAAAGGTATTGATGGCCAAGTGCTTGGCGGTGGTCAGCCAGTGCTGCCAGGTATGAAGTTCGAATTACAGCAACTTGAGAAACAAGCGGCATCTCTCGAGAAAAGATTAAAAGATTTACGAATAATGTCAAAAGCAAAGCAACAAACAAAGCCTTCCGCAATTCCTGATTTGTTGCCAGAAGATGCAAAACAAAAAAAAGGTCGGCAATTATCTGTTGACGATTTGCTTGGCGGCGACATACAAAGGCAACTGCGTGAGGCTCAGGCGCGTCTTCAGGCTGCGACACAAGCAAATTTAAATATTGCCGCACAACAGCCGAATGCGGAACAAGCGCAACGGATTGTTAAATCGACATCCAAATTGCTAAACATTAAATATCAAATTGATGCTATTGACAAGACGATTACTGGCAGGGAGCAGGTACGGGCTCAGATTATCGCCAATTCCACGGACAAAGCATATGCCGCATTGGCGTTTGACGAGCAAACTAGCGATTTAAAATCCGCCCGCGTTAATCTTGAGCGCGAAATCGATCAAATTTTGCTTGAACAACTTGGCAAAGCGGAAGCTCAATACAGGCAAGAACAACAAGCAATAAAAGACGCCTTGTCCGGCTTGGACATGGAAGTTATTAAACTCCAAGCAAAAGGCGACGCTGGTGAAGCTGCAATCAAATACTTAGAAATTGAAAACCAACTCAAAGAAAAGGGTGTCAATTTAAGTAATCAGGACAAAGAGGCAATTCGTCTCAAGATTGCAGACATTCAAAAACTTACCAAGGAGCAAGAGGCTGCGAACGCTAAGCTTCAAATGGAGAAAGATCTATATGACAGCATTTCGAGTACCATTGCTGGTGCTTTTAGTGGCGCGATTGATGCTGCAGTCAAGGGAACAGAAAGCCTTGGCGATGCGTTAAAAGGCTTGGCCGCTGATGTTGCTGCCACGATTGGCAAAATGCTCATTATGTATGGCATTGCTCAAGCACTTGGCGCTCTTGGTGGCTCGGATGGCGTTGGTGTATTTTCATTCCTTGCCAAAGGGTTTGGCTTCAAGGGCGCAAAGGATGGCGCCTACTGGCCCGGCGGCTTCCAAGCCTTCGCGGACGGTGGCATGGTTACCAAGCCCACCATGGGCCTAATCGGCGAAGGCGGCGAACCGGAATACGTCATTCCCGCTAGCAAAATGCGCGGTGCCATGAGTCGATACGCCGCTGGCACCCGCGGCTCAGCCGTCATTCCCGGCAGCGGCTCCAGCGCAGAAGTCGGCGGCGCGGCAACCGCAACGATGGCGCCCATTGACGTGCGATACAGTATCGAACGCATCAACAACGTGGATTACGTCACCGCCGACCAGTTCCAACGTGGCATGGCACAAGCTGCCCAACAGGGCGCTATCCAAGGCGAACGCCGCGCCATGCGCAGCCTGAAAAACAGCGCCGCCACACGTAGAGGAGTCGGCATCTAATGGAATACGCCTACGGCCACCTGCTCGACATCGGTCCCAGCGGCCAAGCGGCACAGTACCGCTTTCAGAACTACGCGATCAACCAGAACGTAGACGGCTACTTGTTTCTGCCGTTCAGCTTTGGTGGAGCGGTGGCCACACTTCAAGGCGACAACCTCGACGCGACGCTCCAGTTCGCCAACATCAAGATGACACGCGCCTGGATCGTTGACGCCCTCGATAACCTATGGGTTGCCAAGGTCATCACGGTGCTCTGGGAACCCTCCACTGGAGCAGTCCAGCGCACCCTTTACAACTATTGGGGCACCTGTTCAAGTGGCGGCTGGGATGAAACCAGCATCCAAGTCAGCCTGAACTCAGTGCTGGATGCAGTTCAAACCAACATCCCGGGCCGCAGACTGCACCGCTGGCAAGTCGGTAGCATCCCGTTCACCGCGCAAATCAATGTGTGAGCACCTGATCGGCCGAAGGTACGAGTACGGCGGCGACGATTGCATCCACTTGGTCGTGGACGCCCTGAAAGCATTAGGCAAAAACCCGCCGGAGGTTGCAGAGCACTGGTACACATTAAGCCCACGCGGCATCTTGCGGGAGCTGTCGGTTTACTGCGACACTCTGGATGCACCCATCTACGATGGGGACATCATTCTGTTTGGCGCCAAGCCCCCTGAATTCGGAGTCCAATGGCAGAGTGGCATCCTATTCATAAACCCCTTAATTTCCGCAGTGGACTGGAAACCGGTGGGCAGTCTTATGATCCGCCGCTCCTACCGTATGAAATCGCGCTAATTGAAGCGCTTGGCTGCAGCGAAGATGAGTATAAAACTTTTGTCCGTTATGCCGTACAGCGCACATATGTGCGCCCTGCTGAATACGAGCACATACCTGATATCCAGGCAATTCTTCCTGCTGTAGGTTTTGGCGCTGCTGCGCTATTTGGCGGGAGTGCAGCAGCCAAAAGTGCAGCAGCAATTATTGCAACTAACATTGCAATCGGCTTAGCGCTTACAGCAATAAGTCTTTTGCTAGCGCCCAAAGCACCAGCGCTAGAAACACCCGCCAAAATTCGCGGCAAAAAGCTTGCCGATCAGATCGGACCTACCCGCTTCAATCAAACCACCAGTTTCGATAACATCAGCGCCCTTGCTGAATACGGTCAGCCAATTCCTATCCCCTTTGGCAAGCGAGGCACTGGCGCTGACGGCGCTTTAACCGGCGGTCTGATTCTTGCGCCTGCACTGGTGTGGAGCCGCATCTACAGCTACGGCAGCTATCAGGCATTTGAAGGCATCTACGTTGCTGGCGAGTACGGCAGTGACGCCCCCGAACTTGGCGGCATCCGCGTTGGCACCACAGCGCTGAACAGCCTCGGCAACCGCGATTTTGCTGTTTACTGGTCCTCCCAGCTTGGTGAAAATCGCCCTACGCCTAGTCGGCGTATTGCTGGTACAGATCAAGGTGGCGCCAGCGGCACTGTTGGCCGCCAGATTTTTACCGCTCCAACCGAGGACGGACAGTTCAGCCAAGGGTTTTCCATGGCTTACACCCCTCAAGCGGATACGTCGTTTGGAACAGCTGAGCCAATCCACAACGGCACGGCATTCCGCTTCAACTGGGAAATCATCTCGGCGCCTTATGCAGCAACCGAAGGCCCGGACAATAAAGATGCTCGCGTAGAAACTCAAGCCCGCCGCCGCAAGATCGCTGGTTCCGATGCTGATGTTCTGCATCGCTACGCAGATCAACCCAAGGAGGATATTCCGCAGGTCGGGATGCCTGGCGTTGGACGTGCCTACTCCCGTCGCATGGGTTTCGTTGCTCACAACGGCACAACCTACGACAACCGCACAATCCTGGCAGTGTCAGAAAATGACACGCTGGTATTTGAAATTAACGGCACTAACTGGAAAGAGTTCAATCAAGATGACTTCAAAGGTACAGAAGTAAACGTTAAAGATCTAAAAGCATCTGCTGATTCGTGGCGAGCCCGTGCATCTGATTTGCTAGCGATCGGATCCAAGTGGATCATTGGCTCTTCTGTTTGGGTCGTAGAAAGCAGAAGTCCTGATACATGGAAAAAAGGTGTTACACAGCAAATCACATTTCGCTGCACCGCAATCACAGGTGTTGCCACCGTAGGCATCCCTGGCACACGCACCGTCCGCGAACCCCTCGGCGGCTATGAAGGCAGCCTTTTCAACCCCAACAAACACTGCGGCGCAGCTTTCTTCAACATCTGCCGTCTGCATATGGCAAGCATCCGTCCCGTGCGACGTGATGCCCAAGTCATCGAAATTGGACTCCGTAGCCAAGTCTGGAACCGCGCCAACGGCCTGTGCAACTTCAACGCAATTCCTACTCCTTTCAAGCTGCATCAGCTCGATAAGCAGGACATTACGCTTACAACGCCTCGAATGGATAAGTACTTCGAGCGCACATCGTGCTTTTCTATTTGGGTACGCCCAGTTCAGGTGTATGGCCAAGCCCAGCAGCCTTGGCGCAGGATGCCGCAAGTTTTCTGCGTTACTGGTAATGCGCCAGTCGATCAGTACAACTACATCCGCATTCGTCCTAAGCAAATTGGATACTACGAGTACCGATTTATTCCGCGTACAGGATCGGATATTGCAATCAACAGCATAGATACAAACAGAGTTATCCGCTTAAATGCGAATACTGGCAGCATCTTGGGAATAGACTTAGATACAGACTATGGCGGTTTTAGAGTCACAACTAACGGCGATGACACTATAACTATTGCTGACATTCGCTTAAACGACGAACTTGTAACAGATCCACAAGAAGGCAGCAGTGTAACCACCACTCAAACCACGCTCCCAACAGCGCTATCCCAATACGACCAAAGCTCAAACAACGGTAGTATCCAGCAAATCGTCAATGCGTGGCTCACCGAAAGACTGGGATATGCACGCGATTATCCCGGTCGCGTCCGCAGCGCCACCATCACATTTGATAAGCCCGGCGTGGGGCGAATTGTTTTCAACGTAAACGCCACATCTGTAGCTGGCACACTTGGCGTCACCATTGGTCAGGTCTATCTCAACGCAAACCGTGGAAATCCTTACCAGTGGACAAATGTCTCTTACAACGTCATTTCTGCAAACGGCACCTGGAACACATCCCACAGATTCACTGTCGTCATTCCGGTCAACAATGACTTTTCGCGCGTAGGCGGCTACTCCGCAGTCAACGTTGCCTTTGCTGTTACTGCTGTTCAAGCCGTATCGACAGTCAACAGCTCTACAGTCAGCAGCGCTGAGCGCGTATTTGAAGAAAACTCGCAGGTCTCAGACTGCAGCCACTATCTGGAGCTGACCAAATCCAACGAAAGCGGACCCGAGCATCAGATCGTTTACGTCAACGAGTGCATTTCCAACGAAACACTTGCCGAGTACTACGGCATGTCCACGCTGGGATTCACCGTTAAGTCCAGCGGTCAACTTGGCGGCATCGGTCAAATACGCGCTTGGGTGCCAACCGGTATCAGCGTTTACCGCTTGATTGAGCAGGACAACAAACCCAGCAACCTTTTCGCCGATCTGGTCTACTACCTCCTGACCAGCAAGAGCCAAGGTGTCGGCAATGTTGTCCCTACAGAGCTGATCGACGTTGAATCACTCACCACAACCGCCCAGTACTTACGCGCCAACAAGATCTTCTTTGACGGCGTGGTGGAAGACAGCGACAGCCTGCGCTCGTTCCTGTACGACAACGCTGCGCTGCAGCTATGCAACTTCACGATCAAAAACGGTCGCTTCGGCATGATGCCGGCACTGCCTTACGACAGCAGCTACCAGATCAGCACCACGCCAATCGCTATCGAGCAGATCTTCACTGCCGGCAACATCATCCAAGACAGCTTGCAGGTCCAGTACATCGACGCCGCCCAGCGTTCAAACTTCCGTGCTCTGGTTAGTTGGCGCATTACCGTCGAAAACGACCTGCCCACGCAGGCATCTGCCCTGGTCGACTGGGCAGACATCGCGGAAGGCAACCGCGCCACCACCCAGCAAGCCTTCGATCTGACCGACTTCTGCACCAACCGCGCCCAAGCGTTGCTGACTGCTCGCTTCCTGCTGAGCATCCGCCGCCGCGTCACCCACACCGTCAGCTTCAAAACCGTCCCCGACGCCCTCGGTATCCAACCCGGCTCCTACATCCGTGTGATTACCGAGTCCACCAGCTACAGCGCCACCAACAACGGCGGCATCACGGACGCCGGCACCTTGGTCAGCATCACA